TGTAAAAGTTACTTTTCAACAGGGGAGACAAAAATGAGCGAAAGAGAAACCAGTCGTATCTACCAAATGAAGATCGAAGACCTTTACATTAAGGATGGATTCAATGTGCGCATAGACACTCCTGAGTCTATGGAAGAACTCCATTCTTTAGCCAAGTCTATTGCTGCTAGAGGCATACTGGAACCTCTCACGGTGTTTGCCGAAGATGATGGGACTGTTTATATCGAGAATGGACATCGACGTATGGCGGCAGTTGAGATTGCCAATGCGGAATACGGGGCAGATATCAAAACCGTCCCCGCTAGGTTTGAGTCAAAATTTGTCAGTGAGATAGACCGGACAGAAAACCTTTTGGTTAGGGCCAGTGGAAAACCCTTAACCATGTTGGAACAGGCAGAAGTCGTTAAGAGACTCCTTTCTTTTGGCAGAACAGAAGAAGCTATTGCAGATCACTGTGTATGTTCTGTGACTCATATCAAGAACCTTGTCATACTTGCAGCGGCATCTGACAAGACAAGGGATATGGTTATTAACGGAACTATCTCAGCCACAAACGCTATAGAGTCTATCCGAAAGTTCGGGGCAAAAGCTGAGGAGGTTTTATCCGAAGCATTGACAATGGTAGATGACAGCAAGAAACAAAAGGTGACACGAAAGCAGTTAGGCAAGAAGACCAAAATAGACTGGAAAATCTATGGCCCAAAATTGCAAGAAACATTGTTCACATTGCTTTTCTCAGCAGGGACAGACGAAGTTAGAAAAGCCAACGAAGAAGATGCCAAGGAGTTGCTCCGTGAAATAGAAGGCTTATTGGAATAGGCCACCCTAGCACTCTCCTTTAAGAGGGGGTTAAAACCTGGAGTTAGCAGTCTTGTGCTAGGGGTCATGGTTGGACTCTAATCTCGGGTGTATGCCAGGGGGCTGGCTAAAAAGCTTAAAGACCCCAATTAAATTTAGAAAAGGTGTTGTAAAAGAGGCGCGGATGAATCAGTTTAAGGGATGGTTAATATTAATTCTCGCTGTCATAACCGCTTTTGCTTTTGCTAGCGTGCTGGCTTATCTGGTTGGACAGACAATAGGAGCAGGGAGATAAAAGTATTTTCAAGGAGATTAAAAAAAAATGAGAACCTTTATTTTGGATTGTTCCCGCAAAGCTGGCCTAAACGCAAGAGGTGCGACATACCATAAAACTACGATCTTGAACTATCGCTATACAAAGGAAGATGGGGTGCAATTGCTTGATTCATTGGGAGGTTGGAGAAGATCTATTCTTAGGATAGACGCTTTGCTCAACATGATTGGGATAGAGGAAACAACAGAATGAATTTCCTGGATAAATTATTTCCCCCTCTGCCGGATTATGCACAGGCTTACACCCCTTTGCCAATCAAAAAAGAATATTCCAGTATCAAAAGAGCAAGATTTCTTAAAAGGAAAGAGAGGAAAAAACTATGCCTGATAAACATTTCTTTGACAAATACCTTAAATACATTGACAACACAGGGGGAGAACCAACCATAGAACAGTTCGATGAAGATTGGGCCCCAATAGGACCAATAGTCAGGAGGGCTATGATAGAGGCAGAGGTTGCAACCATGACAACTTTGGGAAAGATAAAAAGGAAGTGTAATTGTGTGGGGTGCAGATAATGACTAAGGAAATAGAAACTATCCCTGATGTCGATTACATGCCTGTGCTCTCCAATGAAAGCTTGCTAGCGGTTGCAGACAGGGCGGAGAAACAGGTTGAAGCTGTCAACAAGATTAAGAAGCTTGCTCTCAAAGTTACCAATGCTCATGACTGGATAGACCAACAAGGTAAGCCATACTTGGGAGTATCAGGAGCAGAGAAGGTAGCACGGTTGTTTGGTATCTCTTGGACTATAGGGGAACCTATTCTTGAGACGGAGCCAGACGGCCACTTTGCCTATACTTACAAAGGAGTGTTCACGCTGGGGGGTGCAAGTATTGAGGCGATTGGAACAAGAAGTAGCAAGGATGGTTTCTTTAGACGGTATTCTTACCAAGAAGGAGAGAAAACAGAGCTTCCACCGTCTGAGTGTGATAAAGGCGACCTTAAAAAGTCAGCTTATACTAACCTCTTGGGCAATGGAATCACTAGGCTTTTGGGGATACGGAATCTCACTTGGGAGGAAGTGGAGGGAGCTGGTATATCCAGAGACAGAAGCCAGAAGGTCTCTTATGGCAAGAAAGAGGATCAAGACGTCAACTCGGACGTATCAAGCAAAAGGCAAGAACACAACCGGAGAATTCAAGAGGCTTTGATTCGGCTGTATGGTGAAGACAAGAAAGCAATGGCAGAGAAGATTGTAGAACTTACCACCTGGACGCCTAATAAGGGGGCAAACGCCGGTAAAGAGCAAAGGGGACAGGCTAACTACCTTACCATTAAATCCGATCAGTCTGTAGCCATTTTGTGTAGCAAACTGGAGAAGCTTTCACCTGTGCCGAAAGCCCCAGAAGAAACCATGTGTTCTGAATGTCGGAAATCTATAACTAAGGGTGAATGCACTTGTCCGAACCAGGAGCCACCAGAAGAGGGAAGATATGAGGAGCAATAAGATTGCACATTGTTATGTGACTTCACTTGTGTATTTCCTTTGTGGAAAATGTGGTGAAAGAAAATCAACAGTAGGGAGGAAGTTATATAAAATAAAAGACATAGATTCTATAGGGAGGAAAAATGGTAGCTGGCAATGTGAGGCTTGTGCAAAGATGCAAGATATGCAATCGGGAACTAACCTACTATAACGCCATATGTGTTAATTACGAAGAGATTTGTGCAGGTTGCTATATTTGGTCAATAAATATTTATATGGAGAGGGTAGATGAAAGTTTGTAATAACATTATTTTTGTACTGCAAACAGGTTCAGGGACTATCTGCCAAAGAGCTAAAAGTTATTGCTTTGTTTGTAAAGAAGAAAAGCGGAAAATACTTTCTAATTTTAACCAAGAAGAAGCAAGTTATGCCCTAAAGACTCACCATCATGGGGTGCATGTAGCTTGCCACGGTTGCGAAGATCCTACCTGCAATAGATGCCACTATTTAACTGAACACACGGGGATAGATGAAAGGGGCTATTGCCATTGCGAGGACTGCCATGCCAAGAGGTAAATCACCTACACAAAGAAGTGTTGAGTATCTGGAAGCTCTTGGATATCTTGTCGGCAAAGTTGAGCAAACTATTCCACATACCCATATCAAACGTGATCTATTTGGTATGTTTGACCTTATTGCTATAGGCAGTGGGAGCACAATAGGGGTCCAAGTGACTTCAAGAGCGAATATCCCTGCGAGGGTACAAAAGATAACGAACTCTGACAACCTGCCAAAGATGAGAGACGCTAATTGGTGGATCTGGGTTATGGGGTGGGACAAGGACAAGGAGGGTAAGGACCGAGTAAAAATAAAGGATCTAAGCTAATGCCAGAATGCCCTACTTGTGGTTATTACGATAGGAATCAGGGGTATTGTGTGATTGAGGAATGTTGCTATGTCCGCATTGCCCCTTTGGTTAGACTGGTATGTAAAGAATGCAGGCATCAATTTAGCATGGAGGGTAAATGTCCAAACCCAGACTGCACGGAAAACAAAATGAACACTCCACTTACAGACAGAAGGGCAACCCAACTATTTCTACTCACTGATTTGCTAGCTAGCCATTGTGGTGAAAAACTAACAGCAGGTTTGATAGATCAGTTAAGGGGCCAATTCTACAAGGAAATAATTGACGGCCCTTGTGCTTGGGCTTTTAAAGGGGATATGGAGAAGGGGAAATATGACCGGGACAATATTCCCAACGATAGATAACAAACATGACTTTGGCATGATGTGTTACTACTTGGGGGCATATAAGGCAGACTTTGCAACGAGGACAATATGGTACGTGAGATAGACATTTTCGGGTATCTTATGAACACTCGGCTTTTCAGCAAGGAGAGGTTGACCGAACTGCGGTTTGAGGACGCTTGGCTGTGTAGCTTGGTCCCGGGACTTAGCATGGAAACATACAGCCGGGTATTGGAGGTGATATGGCAATAGAAAAGTAACTTTTCAGAAGGGAAGTAAAAGAAGAAAACTTATCAAAAGGCTGGTATAAAATAAACCCCTAACTCTTTCTTGGCGGGGAGAGTTAGGGGTTCTTTTTATTTATCTAGTACTAGTTCCAGGAGGATGCCCACCACAGAGATCATAGTCGTTGCCCCCATCAAACCTATCTTACCTAATTTCCTCCCTTGTAATTCTTGCCCCGCTTTAAGATCCTCAAGCCGTTCATCTATCCTAAGATGCTTTAGATTACATTCCCTCCGTTCGACATGACCTAGCATATTACCCCTTCCCTTTTTTACCGCCCTTCTTTGGACCCTTCTTCGGCCCTTTCTTTTTCTCCATCATTGGCATACCTTTCATACCTTTCATCATACCACCTTTCCCTTTCATTTTAATTTCCTCCGTTCAAGTAGGGCAAAAGCTTATCCCTGTATTTGTCCCTCTCTTCTTTAGACACCTTATCGTTCATAAAGAAGTTCACAACTTTTTTCTGCATCAAAGATTGTAGCAGAAGCCTCTCCTCGGGTGTGGCCTTGTCAAATATCTCCTCTATATCTTTTAACTGTGAAGGAACTCGTAGTCTCTCAAAAGATCTTTGGAGCTGAGGTTTATCCCGGTCCTCTAAAAGATTGATTGCTTGTCGTTGACTTATCTGGCCTTGTTGCAATGCCTCAAGAACTTTAGGTGGAACTCCCGTGGGAGTATCTTCTACTGCGTTCCTGAGCGTCCGCATGAGCTGTGCTTTTTTCCTGGATTCCCAAGTTTCAGGAGTCTTAGGAAAGTTGTGGCTTGCAGCTTCGGCAGCTTTTTTCTCCGCAGCAGTCTTAGCAGCATACGAATTGATACCAAGAGATTGAAGAGCAGATGTAATGACACTCTCTGCTAGACTATCATCGGGGTTCTTCATAAAACCCTGGATGGGGATAGGTACACCGGACTTGATAAAATCCCAAAGCTCAAGTTGTGGTGTCCTTTCTCTCCCTCTAGCATCTTTACCGGTTGCCCATTCTACCATCGGTCTAGTAGCAGCAGGGTTTAATCTCCAATACACAAACCCCCTGGGGTCATGAAACAAATGTGCTAAGTCTCCAGGTATGGTACGTAAAGCGTATTCTTTCTTATTCCAAACCACGGAGAAGGGCTTATCCCATTTGGGATCACCATCGTTAAGCATCATGTTCATGATCTTCGAACCAACATAGAGTTCAGCGGACCCTCTGATAAGAGCCGCCAGTTGTTCTTTACCTAGAGGTGTCAATGCTTGCCCTACAAATTTTGCCCTTGCCTCTAAGAAGTCAGGGGCTAAGAAGAGAACACGCAAAGAATCCTGAAAAGTCTTGTTGCGTCCTAACCATTTGTAGTTCAACTCACCAAACGCCGCATTTGCCTGATGTCCTGTAATCTCTGCAATTTGGTCCGAAGTCAGTTTAGGATATCGTTTTATGTTCCTCCCGTATGCCTCTTTGAACATAGCTACTTTCAGCCGGGGAATATAATCTTGGAACAGGTATTCTTGATACCGGGTCATAAGAGGACCGAGGCCAGGGACTCTCGCTACTAACCCATTATGTCCACCAACACCCTCCGAAAACTCAGCCAAGGCAGAATGATCTGTAATCATAAGACCATTCCTAACCCCTTTAGCTGTCAAGGGATCATATAGGTCTATAGGGGGAGCTTTAAACGGATTCACGTTATGGAACACAGCATGGATACCAACCTGTACCTGATGAAACCCAGACAAGGAAAGCAAGGTACGTTTGAACTCACCTAACCCTCTTAAAGCAGCACGGCCTAAAGGACTCTTGGCTATAGCAGAAGCACCAAACAGATTCTGCATAGAATAGTAACCTTGCCCTTTAAATCTCTCAGCAAAGTTAGCTGTTATCTCGGGATGCAAAAGTATATCACCCTGGAGAAACATGGGGGCACCATCAGGATCTTTATCTACCCATTTCCACTTCCTTAGAGCTGGATGATCTACCCTGCGATAATCAAAAGCCTCTTCAGGTTTGGACTTGGGCCGAATAAGATAAGCATCAGGGATAGTAGCCTCTTTGGGGAGACGTGTTCCACCACCCGATACAACAGCCAGAGGTCTACCATCTTTTCCAGCAGTCTCAGTGAGTTGCTTAACAAAGGTTCTAGCGGCAAGCATTCCCTTGAAAGCGGAGTCATATGCTACAACAAGAAAACCAGCATCTTTATTTTTAGGAATTAGCCCGAGCTGTTCACCCTCAAAGTAACTTTCAAGAATCCTCTTTTTGATAAGCGAGGGATTAACACCGAGCAAACCGGAATTAATCTCAGCCGCCATTTTCCTACCTTTGGAAGTTCCACCCCAAATGTGGTTGATATAATTTTCAACCCCATCCTCTAAAATCCCTGCCTGTTGAGCTTGTTCCAACATATCATCAAAATAGTTTCGGATGTTTTCAGCGTGAAGTTTCTGTTCAGGTGTGAGTTTTAAAGCAGCTTCATATCCACTTCTGAGGACTGGATCTTGAGTAGCAACCAACCTTTGTCTGAGTAAAGTGTTGTCCCCGGCAGCTTCAATATAATTTGTCATACCTTCCCTTATCGTCTTGTCAGGGATATCTGTCTTTATCTTTTTTGCATAAGCATGACCTTCTGTTTGGAAACGTGTACGTGCGAGTAGATAGTCCCCAAATACCCCTTTAAAATCTGCGGAAATAGGAGGACGTGTATAGGCATCCCAAAGGCCAGCACCCCCTGCCTTTAAAGATCCTACAGCAGCATCTGCTTTACTGGAAAAAGTCTGTTTTGTATTAAGAATATTCTTGGCTATAGTCATTCTCTGTGAAGCCGACACACGTGGAACACTCGCTAAGGATTCACGAAGTTGCATCATGCTTGGGGCTTGCTGATTCACACCTCTAGCTTGGGCACCGGGTCCAGGAGATTTGGAATCTGCAATTGCAAGAGCCTTTGCAGTTTTGAAAGTTTCACCAAATGCCCTTTTGACCGAAACAGCCTGTGCTGGTTTAGCTTCAGGCGGAACTTTAGGTAAGAAACCCCCTTTGCCAAAACTGGTTTCCCATTGCCAGGGTTTCTGCTTGTCTTGGAGAAGCATTTTTATAGCAGCATCGGCATGAATAGGAGTGAACCCCTCACCCTCCCTGGTAAGGACTTGCTGAAAAGGTTTTAGGTCTGTCCTATCATCAAGCACAATAACCTTTTTGACCTTCTTGCCGTGTGCTTGCAGCCATTCTGTATATTCAGCTCCCCTTGGGGCATCACCTAAATCCCCGGTCATACCTATAACACGGTCCTTTCTAACACCGGCTTTAGAGAGCAGTTCATTCATAGACTCGATGCTATGCCCAAGCCGCCACGTAGACCCCACAACTATCTTTGCATTAGGATCTGCATCAAGAACCTTGTTCAAGTTGGCAACAAGATCTGGCTCAAGTTTTCCTGTCCCACGGTTGAGAACGGAATCTATGTCAAGCCCTATCACATGCTGATATTCCCCCGGTCTAGTGCCTTTGCGAAGTTCAGGCATCTTCCTTTTCCCAGGTTCAAAGGAATCAAGGATAGCCATTTTCTCAGCATCAAGGGAAGGACCAGCAACTTTAGACGGTTGCAATCTTTCAGCGGATTTAGTTTTAAGCTGAGGTTTATAACTCTTGATTGCAGGTTTTGGTTCCGACAAGGGTTTCTTAGCTTTAGCAATAGCCATTGGTGCAAGCTGATTAGTGATAGAATCCAGGTAAGGCATCACTTTATCTGCCTTCATATCTTTGATCTTTTTGGCGAACTCTTTGCCTACGATCTTTTCTTGCAGCTTATCACCGGCAGTACCCACGAATTCAAAAAGTTGTCCTGGAACATTGGCTATCTTTTGGCCTAGCTCAGACTTGGGAGTATAGCCAATTTCCTTGGACATATTTTCTTGAACAACCTGTTGAGCCTTGGCGGCTTCAATAGACTTGCCAGTAACAGCCAATTTAAAAAGGCCAGCCATAATACCAGCCACCTGAATAACAGGACCGGTAACAAGTTGACCTCCGATGGAACCTACACCTTCACCTACATCTTTGAATTTTTGGTAAGCAGTTTGTTTTGGGGGAGGTTTAGAGACAGGAGTATCAACAGCAGATTTAACTTGTCGTTGTGCTGCAATCTTTTTTACAGCCGCGCTTATCTGTTCAGGCGTAGAGTTATCAGGAGCCTCGATATAACCTATCCCTTCTATTCTCACTCTCATTTTCCATCCTCGCCCTCATTCGTATCGCAGTAGCTTACCATTTATGTCATACACAGGAATTTTGCCTTGTGTCTTAGGCGCAAGCCGTTGCATTGCTTTTTCCAGGGACCATCCATTAGGGGGGGTATACTCTTTGTCCAAGGGGATAGGGACCATTTTAGTATTCCCACTTGGCCCATAGATGGTGATAAGTTTTTGCTTTGTTTCAGAAGGTAAACCCGCAGCTTTGTCAGATCTTCTTTTTTCAAACCTACCCTGTATACCGCTCTCTCTCCTAGACTGCCGACTATCAGATCTATTTTCACCTATCAACTTCCGCTCTTTAGCCCCATGCTCACGGATATAAGCTCTCTTCTCAGCAGCATCAAGGGTCTTATACATTCTTTTTTCAGATGCTGAAAGTGACTTTTCAAGCCGTCTATCAGATGCAGCAAGAGCCGCCGCTTGCCTTTCATCCCCAATCCTTTCAGACTCCAATTGGAATTCTCTTCTGCTTTCCTCTTTCTTATCTTCCATCTTCCATCTTTCTTCCCACCGTTTGTCTTCAACCTTCAACTGTCTTTTTTCCCTAGCAGTCTCCATCATTAAACCCTTGACCTGAGATTCACGGTCCTTAAGATACTGGCGATAGCGCATAGAAGATTCTTGCCGGTACTTTTTCAGAGGTTCACCACCTATCAAGTTGTCAGGGTTAACCCCCATTTCCATAGACACTTCATCCGCAAAGTCTTGATACTTTTTAGGCGGTCCAAGTATTTGCTGTTCTTCCGGGGAAAGACCTTGAGGTAAATTGACAGCAGTTGGAGCAGCATTTGGCTGCAACGGTGAACCAGGGCTTTGAGACAACCCGGCAAGCATTTGCATAATCCCACCCTGTTCAGGAGTTTGCGGCTTAGAAACAGGTGAACCTTGGGATTTAAATGCTGAGACATCAGGGAAGTTTATTCCAGCCTTTTTAGCCGTTTCTTGGATACCAGTATACATTTCTGGGGTAATGCCCATCTGGTTCCCAAGCCCAAGCATAGCTTCCAAGTTGCCCATTTCTTTTTGACGCTTGAACTGCTTAACGGCCAGCATCATACCAGCCAAATTCATAAGCGTGCTATTCAGTTCACCTAAAGGATTCTCAGCCATTTTAAACCTCTTACAGGAGTGCCGCCAACATTGCACCGGTTAATGCAAGGCTACCTAAAGACCCCACGGTCTGAATCGGAGAAGCACCGGGAGTTTTCCCCACAGAGGTGGAACCTGCCGGTTGACCGGACCCCATCTGCGTAAGCGCGGCTTGGGGAGTCATACCAAACATAGAAAGAATAGCCTGTACTTCAGGAAGGTTAGCTTTAGTAGAAGCTTCACCGGCTTGGCCAAACGCAGACATCATACGAGGATCACCGGGACGCACACCCATTTGACCGGCAGTTTGCCTCAACTGGTTAGTTGTATTGGCATAATTCATAGCACTGGCACCCGTATTCTGGCCCAAAGACTGAAGCAACATTTGGTTGATGCCAGGAGCAGCAGCATTCAACCCTTGCATATTGGAAACCCCATACTGTGTGATGTACGGGGCAAGAGCTTCAAGAATCTTTGCTTGATCCTTCTGGAGCTGAGTTTCCTGTATTGTATTCGTAGATGTAGTGGGGCCACCGCCGCCCATAATTATATCTCCTTGGTAAGGTAGGATCTGTTCAACTTAAAGCCATACCTCTTTTGCATGAGATCAACCACTTTATCGTTCTCGGTATAGCAAGAAAGTAAAGAACAACCATTTAACCTTGACCATGCTTCAATTTCATTCAACATTGCTTTTTTAACATCAAGATATTTAACCTCAGAGAACGCCTCATAAATCAAAGCCTCTCTTACCGTATGAAGATCTTGAATTGTGACAATTATATACCCAACCGGTACTTCCTTCACATCAACCTCTTCATACATACCCCAAAACCCCATTGTGGGGGATCTGAAGTTAAAGGTTAACCAGAGTAGATACGCACTGTGCGGGAACAACTTACAGTAGTCTTGCGTTTTATGAAATGCTTCAATCATAGGGAGAAAAGCATCAAGTTCAACGAGTTCTTCAAGTTTCCTAGCACATACATTTTCTAATCCCATCTTTTTACTCCTTATGAAGTCCCAGCCAAGAACTTATAATCTACACCACTAATGGCTACTAACACATACCCATTTGCTGCTACAGGTGAAGACGTAAAATTGTTTATGCCAATATCAAAAGGCGAGATACTTATATTTGTGTTGAGGTAATGACCATTCACCCTTGTAGAAATAGTAACCGCTGTATAATTGGAGACATTGGATAACCCCCAAGGAATATCAATGTTATTTCTGCCATCGAAAACAACACCATTGATAAGGGGTCTACCTTGGAGCGTACCTGCCGTCACAGCATACCCAGAGAACACACCCGTATTTGCCTTACCATAAATATCAAGCAATGCCCTGTTAACCTGATCTACTATCCGGTTAATTTCATCCAGGGTCAATGCCCTCAATGGTGATATTCGGTATCCTGGGAACATAGCCTATCTCAATTGCTCTTGTTCATCATAAGCATCCATGCGAAGAAGCTGTATCCTCCCTGTACCACTAAACCCGACAGAGATAAACCCGGCATCATCACATGGTGGTATGTCTGCTTTGTTCAACTGATAACCACTAGTCACGGACAGAGTATTGCCAGAGACGGCTACAAAGTCATAATAAGGCGTTACCGTCACCGTCTGAGAGGAAGTATCCAGACTCTTACTGTACAGATATAATTTCCTCAAAAAAGTGGTAGGAGTAGGATTACCAAACTCCTTAGTGCGAACAGCCCAAGGAATACTAGAACCGAAATCAGTATTGCCAGTTAAGAACTCACACACCAAACCAGAGTTGTTCCCATAAAATAATCTGTACCCGTCTTTAGCCCCACTCCATACATCCCAACAATTTACTTGGACGTTAGGAAACATACTCCAAAGATCATTGGCATTGTCGTAACACAGCACGGTATTATTATCAGAGCTTGAACCATCAGTGATAGCTAGGAGATACAACCCTCTGTAATAGATTCCAGCAGCATTCTGCATGTAAACTCTATTCAACCCTTTGAGCAAAGGGTCAATTCTGGAATTCTCCAAACTTATATTCTTGAACCTCAGATTGTATTTGATAATACCTTCATCAGACAACCAAAAAACTTCATTCGGCCCTACAGCCAGACTCTTGGGCGCAATACAACCATAAGTGCTATGAGCCTGTGTCAGATTATTATTCTCAAGCATCCATGTTGACCCCCCCTTCAGAATGTGCAGGAGGTTCATGAACTCAAAAGTACCAGTTATCTCCGAACCATCATTCGGACTAACGTCAAAAACATTATCAAGCGGTGCATAATGTGGTGCATACGGTTGAGAGAATCTTACCCTACTACTATAAACAACATCTTCCTCAATGACATTGAGATAATACGTTTGCTGAGTAGATGCATGATAAATAAACTTCGCTTGAGGCGGAGGATTTCTGGTTTCATCCAGAACAGAGCCCAACACCTCTTGAGGGATGCCATCGTCAAAAACCGTAGTTATATTGTCGGCAATGGTATAAACGTGCCTCATATAACTTTCAGTCACGTTCCTCCTATACACCTTACGCCCGTTGACACCAAGATTCGGTGGGGCAATAGGTATTTGCGAAAGAGAAGCTATAGTATGACCATAGGTATCGCTCGATAACACCACACCTGAAGTCTGAAAAGACGGGTTGCTCTCTATTTCCACACCACCGGGTCCACGCTTGATAAAAGTTACTTTGTAATACATCATACCATCAAAAGAGATACCAGCTAAAACAGCAGAAGACAAAGATGCCCACTCAACGGGCATAACTAAACCGCTAGCAAGCGCAGCAGAAGGCGCATACCTATTCGTTCTTGCTGGTACATATCCAAAGTACATACCACCACCGCTAATGGCTTTTGTACTTAAAACAGGAGGCGTTTTGACCATTCTAAGATTGTCCACAGCAACAGCAGCAGACACGCTTGTTTTGGATTCTAACTCGATTTTAGCTACACAATCACCCCATGAGAAGCCACTTGTGGTAGTAAAAAGTGATTTGGGAATAGTATGCATCATCGACCAGCTATCATTACTACTATAGACCCATGAGGACAAGTCAGACAGCACTATGGAAGCACTAGGCAACCCACTGTTTTGGAATATCAAAGACAGTGCGCTAACTTGGGTTTTCTGCACAGGCACCGTAAAAAGCTGGATTAAATCCTGGACTACACTCGAAACGCCAGAGGCAAAGATAGCAAGATTAAATCTATTGCTCCCATTCGTAGCCGCCCCTATCGTAGCCGCTGGCACACCAACTAGCAAAGAGTTATCTCCCCTATCTATATGGAGATAGCTAAGATCTTTTGTAAGAACACAGTTAGATACTGACCAACCAGAGTTATTTTCAAAATCACCTAGATATTTAATAAATGCTGGCCCCGATAACCCCACATTGTCCATACTAGAACCATCAAAAGCTTTAACGGCATTAGACATGTTGGCAAAATACAAATAGTCATCATACGCCGTTACCGAAACGTCCCCACTCACCAAGGTTTCGCATGACGTATTTGTAAAAGTCCCTGAAGTATACGACAAATAGATCAGCCCACCGGCAACAGCAGCAATATAAGAAGCCCCATTTTTCTTATAATGTTTCTTCAACGTCACAATAGGATAAGGCAGAGAAGCATTGACCACAGTCCCCTCCCGGACGAATGCCCCATTAGAAAACATAAAATTGTCTGCAACCTGGACCTCTTCCAAAGAAATCATGTGGGATATAGAAAGGTTTAATCCCTTGGAAAAGTTAGTTGAAATCTTCTGGCCGTCCATTATCCCCTCAAATACCCAGGATCAGGGCTAATGTTGAACTCTTCTTCAAACATATCCCCAAATTTGCCACGCAATCTTTGAATCTCTTTATCATATAGGCCGGAATATATTTGGTATCTAGGGTCATTATCTTTCAACATACATTCGCCCATAACCCAATAGACGCTTGCCATATAGCATTTTTGAGTGAGTTCATTCGTAGCTGTATCAGTTGAAAGGGAAGTGGGATACTTGACATAAGGAATAACAACCGTACCAGATACAGCAGGAGGGTACAAGCCTACTGTGGTTTCATCTTCCATAAAGTAATACTGTGGGATACTCGGGACGGCAGACAAAATTTGGTCCCTGCCTATAAGTTTTTGTGATCTCGGGCCAAGCTTAGAATAAGAATCTCCCTTGAAAATAATATCCTTCCCATCATCCACCTTGATAAAGTCAGAGGGCATATCAACAGTCCAAGTACCAGAGGCAACATTGGATGAAAAGTTACTTTTGGGATACTCAATATCCTCGGCAATACGTATTGGCGCGTCCACACCGATAAGCAAATGCAAATCAGACGATGTGAAGAATTTAGTTTCCCTCTTAAGGAGCGTTACTACCTTACTGAATATATAAAGACGGTTGATAGCCATTATATATCCCCCTCGCTCTTCCAGTCGGTATTGAGCACATGGGCAGTTCCGGCAGTTAGCCGGATGTATGCTTTCGGCTGGCCGTCAACAGGTGGGGATATAACCACCCTGTCCCCTGCGACATAAGCTCCAGTTGTTGGCATAGCACTCACATAAAAGATCCGAGGTTGACCAGAAATGTTATTCCCTGAAAAAGTACAAAGCGCGAAGTTAGCGGGATTACTCCCCGTTGACGCAAGCGGGTTATTACTCGAAAGATTCCCGGTAATGGTTGAGGCATTAGCGGCTGAGAAGCTTCCCAGGGTAGCTAAGGCCGGAGTCGAGGCCGAAGCATCATATATCCAGTTACCCTCAACAATTGTCAGTTGTGAAAAAGCAATACCGCCAGTCGTAAAGCCATATACCGTGTTCCCCTTTATGATATTTGAATTGCCAGCGGCATATATTGCATACCCCCCTGCGTTAATAAAATCATTGTCAGTAATAGAGTTGTATGTCCCCGTTGCGTCAATATATGCCCCCATAGCACCCGAATCCACAGTATTAATTTCATTCCCAAGAATGCGGTTAAACGTGTTAGCAGTCCCATCGGCAGCCGCACTTAGGTTAATTCCATGCCCCGAAAGCTCATTCCCGACATTCCCTATAAACCTTCCATAAGAAGTACCTTCTATTTTTAGCAGATTTTCAAAATACTCTGCATGGTTCTCAGTGACAATAGGATTGAGGCAACCATAAAACTTGTATGCCCTAACCCCCGCCGAATTGCCGTGCATTTGGTTCCCTGTGACGACCCCTTTGTAGACCCGATAAAGGCCAATCCCAAAAGCATGATTATAACTGGTATTACCATCTGCTATAACATCTGAAATATTTGTTGCCACAAGCATCTGGCCTGAAGGAGATGCCGCCGCTGTTGCTGTGTTATATAAATACTTAAAATTTTGCCCGTAAATCGCCGTTGTTGCAGTAGATGTATCCCCTGACTGATCCACAAATTTTACATTCTCTACTACTGCATTCTTAAACCCGTACAGATTAACATAGTTATATGTATGATCCGAGTTTTCGCCAGTGTTAAATGATATATTCCTTATCTTTACATCTTCAACTGGTGTTATCTTTTTAATATAAGCATCATCAGCAACAGCATAGCTAACCCCTAGCGAAGACGTAAATGATACAGACCCTGCACCTATTGCTGATATAGTTTTTACTAGAACAGGGTAAGCTCCTACTGATTTAGTAGATCCTATAGCAACCAAATCACCTACAGAATACCCGCTAGGATCTACAGACACACTTGTATCTGTAATGGCAGCGTTTTCTGTCAAAGCAGTACTGCCGCCCAAAGTACCATATGCAGACAAACCTCCCGTTGAAATCGCTTGCGTGTAATCAACAAGAATCGTCCCCTCTCCGTCCACAACCGTGTCCGAAGAAAGCATAAGTTCGGCGGTTATCCTATAACGTTTGTCTTTTGACAACCATACTATTGGGCCGCCTGCTCCAGTATCAAGCGCAGCCTGCAACGATGCCGTATCATCTGTGGTACTATCACCCGCCGCGCCTAACCATTCAGGATAAATCCTGCCACCGCCCAACACCACCGGGCCAGTACCACTAAGAACTTGTTGCTTAGGCCAGCGGGGGGAACCCACATAAGAAAATGTATAGGCACCCCGGTTTATCACCGCATTATTTATGGGCACAAGTTCTATTGTCGCTGGAATACTGAGTGCCCCTGTCATTGTTTGATTAGTGGAATACCTCAATGTTGTAGGAGTAGCACCTATCTCGCCCACGGCATCTTCAAGTGTCCCGTATGTTTCTACATTGGCAACACCATACTGGACGCCATCAGGGAGATACCCATCAACCAAATAGCCAGCATCAAGTACAGAAGTTGTGAACCTACCGTCTGTCCCTAGCCCTGTGATAAATGTTCCGGCGACAGGAGCTTTCGACATAGCCCCACCAACTGTAGTGGCTGTAGGCAAAGGGACTGACTGCAATCCTGGACCTATAAAAGTCACATCCCCCGTAGCAGCAAAGGACGCTATTGCAAACAACAAACTAAAAAAAAGAATAAACCTTTTCATACTAAGAAACCTCCATCATATTCATGCCTACTTCGCCACTTGTCATAGGAATAATTGTACCACTTGCTGAGATACTGCTTGTTAAAACTCGTACAAACAATTGTTGTTTCATACCTGATTGCATATCTACTAAAAGGGGAGTTCTCTTACCCTCTACGCCCTCTTGCAAATAGAGCCTACCATACTGGAAATACAGCCAATAGGGGATGCTCCTATCTATATCTAGAATGATGTATTTATTTGGAATCCATCCCCCCAAGTGTGGTATCTCAATACTATTCAGGACACCCGAGGAAACTTGTAACTGGTAATATCTGTCTACTTTGCGGTCATAATACACCGGGGCATTCGAGTCATATGGGTAGAGAGAAGGAGCAAACCTGAACTCACCTTTGTCTACATCATGATCTTTACAAACTCTAAGACCGACAGAATTAAGTACAGTATCAGTGATACGGTAAGTAATCCCACAGAGCGCACAGTCAAAATATTTTGTTCCTTTAATAGAGTGATCTTGAGCCATTTACACCACAAAAAGAAAAGGCGGCAGAGACACACTAACCCCTATCGGCCTTTTCATCTTGCCCCCCTAGCAACCTCTTATTTAATCTGGCACTTTTCCGCTTGTTCCAGTATTTTTGCTATCGCTGAGTCCGTCAACAACCACCCCGTATAAGGTGCTGAGTTGCCTTGCAATATCTTCGTCGCTCTTGCTTCCGGCATTACTGCTACTTTGTGAGCACACCCTATCAACCCGAGACTCAACAGCAGAGACATCACCATCAAGCAATTCATTCCTGCCTTCTTGAGTCTTCTTTCCACTCCGCTTATCCTTCCCCCCTTGGGAATAATAATCTTTCAACCAAAGAGAAATAAGTCCAAGAACCCCGATAACAATCTGGGAGATTACAACCAGACTCATTCTTTGTCCTTGGTCAACACAAGAATAAGCCCACCAATAGCCACGCCAGCCGCCGTTATAGCTTCAACCTGTTCAGGGGAAAGAGAGACACCAGCAGCAGTCACGATCCCGAGGATACCCCACCATGTACTTCTCTCTTTAAGCCTAGCCACAACAAACAATAGAACTTTCATTTCCTTGTCACCCTCATTTGCCCCTTTCCGCTTAGATTGGACTCCTATAGCCAAGAATCTTCTCTGTAAAATAAGAAGACTGTTTGACCATGTTACCTTGATTTCCACCTACACAAGCTATTGTCCCATGTGCTTTTTCTTCATATTTGAAAAAGGTTACATGCGCAGCGTTAGGATTGTTCTTATCTTTCCGGTCAAAGACCACTATGCAGCCAGGAATGGGTTTACCAAGCTTCTTGCCCCACTTCAAGAAGGAACGAGCCGCTGCACTATTCGTGCCCTTAAACCCCGCCGTATCCACTACAAAATTAGCGAACTTCGCACACCAAGCTTCTTCATCCGAGCCAGTGTACCCCCGATTAGTGTGTTTCTCATACTCCATAATGCGAGGTTCGGCTTTAGAACCAGGGGTTTCTTTAACTCCAAGCTCCTGTTCTGCCACGAAAAGTAACTTTTGACATGCCACATATGTAATGGCAATTTCTTCAGGTGTTGCTTTTACCATCCCCCACCCCCCAAACTAGCTCCCACCATAATTTGCCGCTTTCCGACAATTTTCTCCTATGCTCTCCAGTAAGCTTACCATGACATGCCATTTAACAGATCCTCGTAAAGCCTAATATATCCTTCTGCCATAGCCTCTCTTGAGAACATTTCAGCACGTTTCCTGCAGTCCTCTGGTTTAATTGATTCTATTTTACCACTCTTCAATAGATCCGGCAAACCATTAGCATCTGGAACGACAAAACCTGTGGCCCCTTCCTCGACCAATTCAGGTATAGCCCCCGAAGCAGTAGCAATTACAGGACAGCCACATGCCATTGCCTCAACTACAGTAAGTCCAAAAGGTTCCTGCCAACCAGCATCACATGGAAGAATATAAGCCTTAGCATCCCTAAAAAACTGAACAGCTCTTTCTCTAGATACGCCACCCCAATATCTGACATCAGGATAACTCACACAAGCTTGCATGAGTTGAGACACATACTCTTTATTCTCAACCATTTGATCGTCACCAACCAAATCACCCTTCAGCCCAAGCATCTGCATAAGGCTAAAGAATACATGAGCACCCTTAAATGGAGTCATACGCGCAAGGAATAGATATTTATCAGAAATATTACTACAGCCCCCATAAACATACCTATCAAGATCGACCCCGTTATAAACAAAACGGACATCAATAGTGAGTCCCTTTCGTATCGTTTCCGCATGATGTTGGCTTATCCCCGCCATACAAGGCTTATCCACCGGGGGTGGAATTTGGTATGGAAGCATCCCATGAAGAGTGGACATCACATGTAATCCAGGATTATCCCTCTTCAGAAGATAGACCGGTTTAGTCCAAGTGTGGTCATGAATAATAGCATCCGGCATATCCATAATAATGGGAGCACATAACTCAAGAGCCTTTGATTCCCATTCTTTAGCATTTGGATTACAAGGGCCACAATTTATCTGGATAATATTACCTTGTTTCCCAATATCAGATTCATTCGGGCATACCACATAGACTTCATGTCCTAAACGATCTAGGCAAACGGCCAGATCCCCCACCACAGCTTCTAATCCGCCGTATCCTTTGGGATAAACCGGCAACACTCCGCTGCTTATCAAAATCACTTTCATCTTGTTCACCATCCATATCCTTCAATAACTTTTTGGTAGATTTCTTCATACCCTCTCGCCGCATTTTCCCAACTGAATTTTAAAGCGCACTGTCTCGGATAATAGGAACAGAAATCATGCCCCCCAATAGCCGTTTCAAAATCTTCCTTTGAATGACAAACCAATCCTGCATGGTTCACTTCGTCCACCAATTCCGGCATTGCCCCTTTGTCTGAAGTTATAACCGGGCACCCGCACGCCATAGCCTCAATGACAACCATACCGAAGCACTCAAAATAGTTAACGGGATAGAGAAACCCTTTAGCTCGACGGTACAATTCCCTTTTGACTTCGTGATGTGTTTCATCAAGCGGTAATGAAACATATTCCACATTAGGTAATCGTTCGATCTTCTTGAGGTATTGCTTTCCATATTCTGCATGATCTGCAAACTCCATAGAACCAGCTACCTTAAGGTAGAAGCCTAGTTCTTCTGCTAGCTCAAGAGCTAAATCCAACCCCTTGTCAGGATGAAAACGAGCAAGCCAGAGAAAATAATCACCCCTAATGGTATCAACGCCGGGAGTATAAAATCCTGTATCAACCCCCCAATACACCATTTCCGTTTTGAGCCCATGATCTTGAGCGTCCTTTTGCCATGCCTTAGAACCTGTTACTACATTGAACGGGGGTCTTGGCATATAGTAGCAACGTCCATTAATTGTATTTACGACCTCTCTCTTGCCAGATAAATGCCGAAGTCTCTCCGCTGCAATATGGTCATAAGAACAGTCATGCACAATGTCACACGCCAAAAGTAAAGAATTATACTCTTGCTCC